CCGGGTTGCATCCACACACTCCCTACGGAGCTATGAATTTGATCTTATCGTTTGTAATAATGTACTTTAGGTTGCTGCGTAGGATAGCTCCCCGGTCCGTTTCCAGGCCGGTTCTACCTAACTTCACGCAGAAACTGTTTTCCGGTTAGTTTCGTTCAGCTGGTCTGGCTCTCATATCGACCCTCGTCTCCTCCTCCTACGTGAGGTCCCGCTGCCCTGTTAAAGGCCGCTTACACCACCCGCAACCGCAGGTGTTGTTTGTGCAAGTCATTGCGCAGGAGAGATCCCGTATGGATCGGGTAGTTCGGTGTTTTGAGATTTACCTGTGCTCCTCGCTCGGAGAACAGACCAGGGGCGTATACCGTCCCCTCCGGTCGCCAACCACAACAACCATGGCACACTAATACTCAAGCCCGCTGATCAACACCATTAAAGCCCGTAAGGGCCCGGTGGCATCAATGACGGAGGAACGGGGACTATGAATCTCAACTTAACATAGTTCTTGCACTCTACATGAGGGACCATTCTAGGATGATCAGGGCCCCATTTCGAGTAGTTCGCAAAGCCGGTCGACCCGAACTCCTTTTCAAACCAGTCTAAGACTGGCTTGGACCAGGAGTATTGCCAACGAACAACTCTAACGAATTTCTTTGCACTACGTTTCGGTGAGATAATAGAGGGAAGAGGGGGACGTCCTTTACGTCTTAGAGTCTTCACGAGTGGACCGGGAGTTACATCAAAAGAATTTTTCAAGTCCCAAACAGGACGGGCTAAAAACTCAAGAGGTACTCCCGACCATCGAAGCACTCTTTCCCGCTCTGACTCTGCGTGCGCCTGGTCGACGATGGCAAAGAGATCCTCCCGGGGAGGGTCCGCCACCACGACTTCGCAGGACCGAGAAACCCCGGTAACGATGGGCGGTACGGGATCAGATCCCCTCCACCTTCTAAACCAGGACTTTTTCATTAACCCGGTAAAGACGTATCTAGGTATGTTAGCCACGCAAAAGTCCCTGAGGACAATTTCGTGTCTAGCAAGTACAGAGATAGCATACTGGCGTACGCTATGCTTCATACCCTTCACACCCTTCCACACTTCACCGAGTAGGTCCACACAGTCATTACGGAAAGGACGGAGAAAAGAGAGACAATGTCTAGGAACGAGGCGACAAGAGGGCACATGGAAAGGCTGACTATTCAGGTCGAGCCACGTGTCTGAAAAGCCAGTCTTCTGGCGATTGACTACAAGTCCAAAGGTAGAAGTGACTTCTTCCCACAAGGAGAAGAATTTACGGTTACCATTGAACATGCAGTCATCGCCGTTGAACCGGCCAACCCTCCTAACGCCAGAACCAAAACTTATGTCGCAGCAGATGTCGTAAGAGACCTTGTTGATAAGGCACAAGATGGGAAAACTCAAAAGGTTCCCCATCATTTGCTTCCTAGTCAACGTATAACGTGTCTTGCGGCTTCTAGACCACAAATGAAGGTCCCCCACTGCTGCCAACATTATGCCTCTCTCTTCCTCGGTAAGATCCGGACTTTCAGCCAAAACACTCGTAATAGCCTCAGTTACCCAAGGCAAAACGTTGTCAGTGGCAGCCGTGTAGTCGCCAGAGATAAAGGACTCTCCGGGCTTACGGTCGTCGACAATGGACTGAAAATCTTCTTTCTTAACGTCCCCCCTTACACACCAACCAAAACTAGTCAGGTGATCGTAAAGAGCATCGTGAACAGGGGCTAAAACCCTCTTGACACGTGCGCTCTGCATCGTGACTACCCTAAGCTTTCCTTTTGTCTTGGCTACGCCTAATCTTAGCTCGGAGATATCGCCGTAGCGATCTTCTCCGACAGATA